ATTACTTATAAAGTACAATCCATTTGTAGATGTAGTTAATCCAATTTGAGTTACAATTCCAATATGATTTGGAGATTTTTTAATGATATAAACGGTTTCACTATCTCCACTTAATGGTAAGTTGAATGGACTACTGGATGATGTATTTGCTACAGAAATTGAAGATGCAGTAGAAATTTTTGTAAATGTTACTGCCTGATTTGTTTTAAATGGATGATTTGGAATAAAAATAGATTGAGTTGGAATAGAAATAATATTATTAGTTTGAATTCCAATATTATAAGTAACTGCAACTCCAATTCCAGATGTAGTTCCAACTCCAACTGAATTTCTTGGATTAAAGTAAACTAGATCGTTATTGGTAGATTCAAAATAGTCTATAGTATTATGAATAGTGACTGAGTTTGGAATAAAATTAACCGCAGATGTAGCAGTATGAGATGCCCCAGAAATTCCTCTTAGAACTCTCAGTACATTTTGCTCAGAAAAAATATTCAATACAGATAAAGTTTCAGTTCCAATGCCTATACTGCTTCCAATTGATATTACTGGAATTGATGAAACGTAAATGTCAGTTACTAGTCCAGATGAGGGTACATTCTTAGTCAAAATTGAACGATATGAGGTTACACCAATTTCATATAGTCCATTTAGATTTGATGCAATAGAAGAAAGTCCAGATACATTTACATAATCAAGAGTTTCTAAGTTATGATTAGGTTGAATAATTATCTCAATTTGATTTCCATTTTTCCATGTAAAAATTGCATCATTATAAGTTTCAATTGTGGTATTTAAATTGGTGATTGCTTTTCCTTTAATTTCTGAAACTTGAGCGATTAGTCCACCACCTTCTGTTTCAGATTCATCAAATACAAGAGAGTCTCCAACTTTATAGTTATCACCTGAATTTAAAATCTCAAAATTTTCAACTGAACCTGAAGTCACCGATTCAATCACAGTTGATTGATTTACAACTTCATTTGATTCTATAATAAAGTCATTATCTGCATATTCATCATTGACTTTATAAGGAAATGTATTTCTAACTAAATTTGAGTTATTAAAATCAAAGTCTTGATCGAGACTCTTATTTTCAGATATGAATTTTGATCTATAACGATTACCTATAAAGTAAGGAAAAACACCAATTGAATCATCAGTTTTTAATGGATTCTGTGTTGATGTTGCAAAGTAGGCATAAACTCCATTTGGGAATTCAGGTGTAATACAGAATCTTCCATTGTATTGATCAAGATCTCCAGAATTTGTAAATTTATAATCATCAATAAAGAAACCGGAAGAGAATCCTGATGGACGATTCTCAATGTAATCAGTACTTAGAGTATATCCAGATTTTAATTGCTTAATCTCACTTGTATTATCCGCACTTGAATATCCGTATGAACCATAAATTGGATGTCCATCATATGCCCAACCAATAATAGGGGAATGGAATTCTCCAGTATCATTAAATTTAGATTGAATATACTTTGAATAACCACTCACATAATACTGTAAGTTATTATTTGATGTAAGAATTATTTCATTACTTTCAGTTGTAGTTGAATCATTTACATCATTATAAATTACATTTTGATTTACGTCTAAAGAACGAACTTGAACATCAAAGACTGCTTTTTGACCAGATGGAATAACTTGAATTGTTGTATTTGAATCATAACCATATCCAGAGTTTATTACAACTACACTAGAAATTTTATTATTTGTAATAACAGGTAATAATATCGCTCCAGTTCCTACACCAGAAATCACGAGATCTGGAGTTGAGTAATATTCAACCCCACCGTATAACACAGAGACACTTTCAATTCTACCGTTTGATAAAATTGGAGACAATTGAGCACTTTTACCTGTTTTAATTGAAATTGAAGGTTTTTTATGATAGTTCAGAATTTTTGATCCATAATCTGAACCACCTTCATAAACATAAGTACTTACGATTTTACCTCGAACAATTGGAGTCGCCTCGATGATTCCTCTATATTGAGTACTACCTAAACCGACAGCAGAATATTGGACATTAAGTGTAATGGGTGGATAATTGAAAATGTGATATCCAGATCCAGTTGAACCCAGACTCACATACTTTCTTCTCTCATAATCACTTCTAATTGTTCCTGCCACACCAGCATTAGACAATCTAAAATTATTTTCATCAATTTTAGATACGTAATATTGATTTGTTGTACTTAAACCTACAATTGAAGTATCAGTATTTGAATAAATTACAAGTTCTCCTTCATTAAATCCATGATTTGTAAAATTAATTGTATTGGTTACAGTAGAAATTCCAGATGATTTTACTCTAAGTTTTCTATTGGTAAAATTTTCACCGCCATTTATAACTTTAATTTGAGTTAAAGTGTTTTTAATTTGAGTTGCAAACTTGTGAATACCTGCTGTTCCAATCGTAGTGAATCCAACAGTATTAATTCCAGATCTATAATCAGATAGAGATTGATAAAGTTGAATTGTTTTATCACTGATATATTTGACATAATATGAATTCTCATTCTTCAATGAAAGTCCAGTATTTGTATTTAATCCTGTAAATGTACCAATTCCAAGAGGTGTATTGTTTCCTGGTCGATATGTAATCTCTTCACCATCAGTCAATCCATGATTGGATAAGAATGTAATGGTTTCTAGTGAAGTATCTACTCCACCACCAACTGTTAATTGTCTAGCATCAAATTCAATTTCTCTTCTTCTTTTTTCAATTACAGGTTCAAATGATACTCCGGTTCCATTTCCACCAGAGAATGAAATTGATACAATTACATCAATATCAAAATCTTGAGGATTTACATATACGTTTTTTAGTGTACCGGAGACTACAGGTTGAATTTTTGCAGTTCCAGATGATACAGTTAATTCTGGGGGATTTATGACATCAAAATCTATACCACCGTTTAAAACGTCTACCGATGTCAATGGTCCATAATAGATTTTATCTTCAGATTTATAATTTAAAATTTCTACACCATTTACAAGTTCACCTATTGAACCAGTTGGTGTTAACTCTGATATACCATCATTTAAATTCACACTTAATGGGAATTTTCTTAATAGTTTCTGTGAAGAAATTATTTTCTCTTTCTGTGAACTCAATGTAAAATTATGAGTATCATTTGTAAGTGAACCAAAACTCAAATAATTTGAAGTTCCAACAACTTCTCTTGAAGGATATAATTTAATCTTCTTATTTCCAGTAAGAACCTCTACATAATAAATTCCTTCAGATAATCCTGAAATTGTATCTCCAGTAGATGTATAATAGATCTCACTTCCAGTAATAAATGAAACTTTTTCTGTAAATTCTATAATGGAGTACAAACCAGTATTTAATTGACCTGAAACTCCACTTGCATCATATGAAAAAATTGTTTTATTTATTTGATAGGATGGAAGTGAATTTGATGCAATGTAAAAATCTGTATCCTTTGAATTATATAAATTTTGAATATCAGTGGTTAAATTATTATACTCAAGGGGTACTGAAACTGAGGATGCAAAATTAAGTTTTCTTCGAATATCATATAGTGCTCCTGCAGTCAGATTAATTGGAGTGTCGATTGTAACTTGTTTATCTACAATAGTCTTAATCATCAAATTTGATGATATAATCGTCTGACTATCTCGATATAGTAAATCTACATAATCTCCGACTTTCAATGAAGATTTATCAACTTCACTTTTTAATGTAAATTCTGATGTATCACCACTGAATAAAATGTCTGAGATTTGATATCTTGAACTTGTATTATATACCCAACTGTTAGCAAAAATTTCTTTATACGATGCATCATTAATTGGATTTTCGATAATTTCACCAATATTTCTTACATTAAGATTATCCCCAACGCTAATTGGAGAATTTGATGAAATTTCTTCGTATTTGGATAGAACTCCAGTGAGTCTTAGAATTACCTTTTTGGTCTGATCACCATTCTCATATCCATAATAGGTCTCATCTGAATGAATTAGTGATGCAGATTCAATGACTGAAGTAACTCCAGTACAGTTTAAAAATTGATTAACTGTTTTATCTGTATAGTTAATGATATTATCACCACTATAAACTGTACCAGATTTAGGAAATCCTATGGTTGAATCGACTGTAATAACTGAACTTCCAACACTTACTGATGTAATATTCTGAGTACTTCCAGTAATATTAAATGTTCCTGTGATAGTTGGAAATGAATCATCATATCCTAAGAACAGTAAAAGTTTATAATAAGTTTTATTTTTTCTTTGAATTACCTCAATTTCTGAAATAGATGCTGTGGTCTTAGAATCGTCATTCTTGTAGAGTGTTTGACCAGTTAATTGAAGCGGATCTCCAGATATTACATCTGCTACGGCAACTAATCGTCTAGAGTACTCAGATGCAGAAGGTTTAATTGTATAATCTTCTAAATTGATAATCTTTGGAGTTTCACCAAAAAGAACATTAAATAGAATTCTAAATGATTCCTCAGTACCTTTGGTTTCGTATAGAGTTCTTGCTTCCTTAATAAAATTACCAATATTTAAATTTGAATCTAATTTAAGTTTTTCAAGTCCTGGAGTCAGAGCAAATTTAATCTTTTTATAAAACTCAGTTAGAAATAAAGAACTTAAATTTTGAACAGTAGATGATTGATTATGTGAAGCACTTTCAGAAGTTTTAAATACTAGTTCTTCATAATTTAATTCTTCGTGATAATTAGTGATTCCAGAAAATCCTCTTATACAACCAGTAAATGTATTTGTTGTAATTCCAGTATAAGTAATAATTTCATCATCAATCTTCAATAATCCATAGGTTTTTGGAAATCCTTTTGTTGAACTTACCTGAATTACAGTATCAGTTGAAGAAATTCCTACAGAGAGATCTGTAGATCCAACAACGACCTCAGGAGTTAAATTATCTAACTTTAAATACTGATCTAAATTATCTGCAAGATCAACTGGTCCCCCTTGATATTCTTGGGAGATATAGTACTGCTTTAAAAAGTCAGACGCTTTTGGAGATTCTGATAATAAAAACTCTGGAAGTTGATTGTCAATAATCTGCTGGACTTTAACTCTCTTATCAAACCCAGTTTCGATCATATTTTATTTCCTCTCTAAATCCCCGTTGGAATAACTTGAAGTATAATAGTCTTTTGTAAAGGTAACTCCTGAAATATTTTCTCCAGAAGATATCACGTCTTTAAGCATATTTATTTCACTATCTGAAACTTTAAAACTCAAATATAGATCTGTGAGACCAACTACATCATTGGATTCTGGGAATGCCTGAACCTCAATAACATTGTTTTCTTTTGATGTTGATGTGATATTGACTGGATTAAGTATGATCTCACCTTTAGCATCGTCAATTGTACCGGCAGACACTATTACTTGTGTATATCGTCCTGTAGAAGACTTTTTAACAATTGATATTGATCCTTTTTTACTTCCATCTAACTTTCCACCAACAGTATTTGGAATATCAGTCAGATATACTGTGTCTGTGCTGCCTGAAATTGTAAATCCAGTGCTCTTGATATTAAATCCTTCTGGATTAATATAGAAAGTATTTCCAAAGCAGAGTTCATATTGTACAAATTGGTTTAGTGTTGCCTTTAGATTTCTTCTGATTCTAACTTTAGTAATGTTTGATGTGATTGAACGATCAACATTATCAATGACTTGCAGGAGTTTACTATATCTAAATCTACCACCAAACTTGTTCATATCCACAGATGAAGCATAATCATTAAGAGCAGACACAACCGAACTCTTAAGGCTCTCTACATTTGTTGTTTGTG